CTACTTTCGATACAATTTTTTATTATAAGGCTTTCGAGGATATTTCCGGTTAAGCTTCTTTTGCAGATCATCATTGATACTTTCATTCAGAAGGATTTTAGAATTTAGCACCCGGACTTCTCCAGTAAGTTCCATAATAGTTTTAGATTGTGTCGCATTTTGTTTTGAAAGCTCAACATTGGCAATAGCCAGTTTGCTGCATTCTGATGCAAGATGATTGAGTTTCTTTGTGCTGATTAATGATAATCCAAACATAATATTCTGATATTTAGTATGTTAAACAATTATATTGCTGATACGGGAACGGCAAAGCATTTACAATGACCGTGATACGGTGGTAATTTGTCCCATTCCACATGAAATCCGACTTCATCGTCACAAATGTTACAAGGATAGGAGCTGCCACGCATGACAAAGAACCCTACGGCTCCACAGGCTTTAGCCTGCAATTCCCAATGCTTCATCCAACCCTCTGCCACAGCATACTCCGTCAAATCTGACAGTGCAGTCCAAGAGCTTACAGTACGTCCTACTCCAAAAGACTCCTGAACACCGAGTCTTGAAATAATCGGATAACCCTTTGAAATAGCTCTCTGTACATGCTCATTAAGCAATGGCGTTTTTACCGACTGCCTGATAGATGAAAGTAATTTGTCTTTGGAAAGGTTCAGTAGTAATCCGGCGGCAATGGCCGTTTCAACCTCCTTTGAAAACCGGTCAACATATTCTCTTGCACGTTGTGTGAAGGTTTTGCCGTATGATTCTCGCGTTATACATGTTATGATTGCATCCTTATTATCCTCATGTGTCGCTACTGCCAAAGTATAAGTATAGTCTTCAATTATTTCAAGAAGGGATAAAATAATGGCATCCACTTCCTCCTGCAACTGTCTGTTTGCTGAAAAACGGAATAGTTCAGGGCTGATCTTGTACCGGTATGAAATATCTATAATTTGCTTTGCCGCCTCGATCATTACAATTTGAAGATTGGTACGCATGGATAGCTCCGCATCCAGACGTTGACGGAGGTATTCTTTGGCCTCTTCAATTTCCTTATCAGTCGGTACCCTCATTTTTATGTTCCTCCTTAATACCTTCCTTGATACTATTCATGTTTCTCTCTTCTTCCAGTATCTTGGCATCATCTTCCGGTGATACTGGTTGCTGCAAGCCTCGTAGCCGTTCGGTAAGATCAGAATAGCTTTTAAAAAACTCTTCCATAAACTTAACGTCAGGGGTTGCATTACTAATAAGGAAACATACTTTGATCCATGTTTCCAAATATTCACGAAGTTCCTTATTGTTGGTTAACTCCCGAATCCGGGAAAACATTCCGTTATCATCCCGAAAACGCATACTCCAAAAACCTGACACTGCCTTAATACTGATCCAGTCATGTTCACTACCATTATCCCTCGTAACAATAAAGTTACCTACCTGAATACCATTTGTTTTTTTGCTCATAATCCTATTTTTAATTTACGTTCAAATCTATCTCCAAGATTAAAAAAGTATTCCTTACCGTAAGAGTTTATACGTTCTTCATCCGATGATACTTTATTCATTTCATAAATCAAGCAACTATACCTATCATCATCAGGAAGAAGCCCTTTGCACTCTTCTCTGATATAAATATGATGCTTCCCATTTACCCAATAAAATTCAGAGAGAAATCCACCAAGAAGCATTTCAATCATTTTTTGGTGTCTGACAGACAATTCTCCTTGCACTGCTATATCCATTACAATGCTCTTACCTTCTATTGTCTTCAATTCACATGAATAGTTCAAGGCCCGAAGAATAGACATCAGCTCAACACTTAACTCTATGTGATTCATATTTTTCATACTTTTACTATTTCAAATTCATCTGCATGTTTCTTACCAATCCAATCCCGTTTCTGATTTTCAGTTGCGCTTTCGTAGATTCTTCCTCGCTTAGACAAATGCCTTTTCCTAAAAATACCTTCTTCTCCAAGTTTGTCATAATCTCTTCTTGAAGGGGATAATCCCTTTGCCCTGCAAAAGAACAATCCCGTTTCCTTGTGTCTAAATTTTACTGCCATGCTTATTCCTCCCATGGATTTTCGTCTTCTTCCTCAACGTAAATCCGTTTTAATTTGTCTGATACTTCTTCAAGCTCACGCTTCATTTGATTTACATGAAATCCAGCTGGCATAGGGATTTCCAATGCTCCCCGTAGGTTATCTATTTTTTCAATAACCTCTGCAAATTCATCCGGTGCGATCATACTATTTGGTTCTTATTTTTAATTGTTTGATAATCTTCTCCACAGCGTCCAAGTCAAAAACAGTTGTTCTCTTCTCCATGTGGTACGTCCCCTCCAGTTTCTTCTCCCGGAACAAACGCTGGACTTGATAAATGCTCAATGACAAGCAGGCCGCAAGCCCTTCATGGGTATAAGCGTATCGTTTGCCATCTTGATAAACCGGTTTAGCGATCCTTTGCTTATAGTTACCCCGTAGGTCTTCCCGTTTCTCATAATAGAGTTTTTCCGTCAAGGCTGTTCCATACAAACCATACACCTGACCATTCGGGGTTCTTTTTTTACGATAACCGGCTTCCGAAAGAATACGTCCGAATACTGTCACATTCTCTTCTTTGGCATTATTGTCCCTACACCATTTGCAATATTTCCGGTACAGAATGGCCGAAGACATCCATTTGGGTTCAATATCGGCAATTTCCTCATAGCGGCACAGATAGTTCATTTGATACATGAACTTCATTACGGTACTACTTTCCGACTGATATTCATCCATGACATTTTCAAGCTCCTTACTGTCTGTCAACTTATAACCATTGGCGATAAAACGGTCACGTCCTTCCAATATCCAATTGAATATAGCTGGGTATTCGGCCTCCAAATCCCGTGACAGTTCTTTTTTCTGCCGGGCTTTGGGTATCTCCACCTCAAAGGGAATAATGCAAATACGCCGCCTCATTCCATAGCTCCAGTCTTTCAAATACGGCATTTGGTTGGCATTTGCCATAAGCAGGGGAATATTGTAAGCAGTGAAGTTATCGCCATAGATAGGCCGGGCTTCGGTAGGTTCACCACTGATAAGGCTCTTCAACGTGTCACTATCCTTACCAAACTCTAACGCTTGTATTTCAGAACAGTAGTTCAACCGCTTGCCATTAATGAAAGCGATATTTTTTTTTCTCTCATTTCCAGTAATCAATGCACCTATGCCGAAATTGCTGACATTCTCCCGGCCAAGTATGCCCATGATCGTTTCAAAGACTACACTTTTGCCATTGGAGCCGGAGCCACGAAGAACAAGCATAGTTTCCATTTTCGCCACACGCCGGTCAACAAAAATACTTCCAAGAAACTCCTGCAAAACTTTTTGCATGTTTTTGTCCGGCAAAACTTCATCCAGGAACATTCTCCAAAGAAAGACATGCTCTTCCGGCTTGTAGTCATAGGGAACGCATGTAGTCTGTACCCAACGGCGGTTGAAAGAATGTGCACGGCGAGCATTCATATCAAACACACAGTTATTGAACACCACAATGGCATTATCAGGCTTCAAGGCTTTTCCTGCCACCACACGCTTACAGACTTTCAGTACACCCTCCACACGGGAATAATCACCATTGGGCATTTTGCATTTACGCATCAAGTCATATATCAGGTTGCCAAAATCATCCCATGCCATCTCTTCATATATCCGGCCACTGAAATAGTAAGGAGTACCATTGAACTTACAAATCGAAGATCGTATAATGGCTGCACGCATCAAGTCCTGCACAGCGTCAACACGCGCTGCACTTTTGGACTCTTGTAAGGCGGCATCCAGTTTCTCGCCTTTCATAAGCCCAAAGACCTCATTTAACAACTTCCTATACTTTCCCGACTCCATTTCAGTCTTTAAATTTACCAGTCCTTACCTGATTGATACAGTCAGCAACCCATCCAACAAGATACGAGAATGTTTCCTGATTAGCTAAATCCACTTTTGCACCTATATAATCAAATATGTTCATCGCTATATGTGAACTTTCATGAGCGATATTTGCTATAGTAATGGCATTCTTACTTTCAAATCGGACAAGAATACCACCCAAATTTCGCAGTTTATCACGAACACAGTCCACAATGGCATCAGCAGTATCATCCCATTCACTTACATCTTCAAATCTATCTGAAAATGTATCTGTACTGACTGCAACCCACAACTTGCGTGGATATATCACCGGATCAAACTCATGTATTTTCATAAAATATCATTATATATTCAAAAACAAGTGTTTTTGATAGTTTTATGCCTATTTTCAGGCCGTTTTACGCCACAAATATAGTCTATTTTCTACATAATTATCATATAAATACTATTATTTTCTACTTAAAATATAGAATAAACACGTGCTTTTGAAGGCTTTTTTATCATATTTTGTATTCATAGCACCATTCAATATAAGTAATCATAAAATATTGGCAAACAAAGGATAACGACTCTATTTCAATAGGAAATACAGATGGAGCATTCTCTCTGATATGTATGGTTTATGTAGGGTTTTAAAGGCAACTATACATATATAACATATTGAAATACAAATCAATGGAAAAATAGTGCATAGTATGTATAGTTTTTTATGCAAACCATATTATATATATTTTTTTCCATACGCAATTTACATATAAACTATACATACTATACATTAAATTTCCATTGACTTAATAATGAATGATTTACACATGTATAGTTATGAAGTAAACCATACATATACTATACATTTTCAGAAGTAAAACTATACATCAGACATTCACTTTTGTAATTTATCATTGGAAAAGCCTTAAAAACATCCATTATTGACTCCAAAAAAGAAAAAAAATAAAAATCTTGACCGGGATTGAAACATGCTTGGTGTCTTGGGTAGCCGGGGGGGGTGCCCTCCCTGCTTTCATTACCCAGTTGATCGGCAAAGAAGGAGAAAAGCCGCGCTTTACCTTGATTCTCTTTATATTATATCTATAATATTAAATATTATCCGGCTTTTCCGCTTCTTCTGCTTTCCGCTTTGCTCGATCAGCTATAAAAAGGCTACATCTATAACATTGCAAAGGTAGATAATAATGTACTGTTTCCTCTTCTTCTGTATTTTCGTCCTTCTTCATTTGCTGGAGATCGGCAATTTTCATTAATACATCCGCACGATCTTTCCCCCTCAAATAAGGCAAAGTTTGTTCGAGACCTGATAAAACCGCGTCTTTATCCCGGTATTGTACAACATTCCCGGCTTTTTCTTCCTCTTCTGTTTCTGTGCTTTTCTTTTTCTTCTTGCTTTTGGGGCTATCATTGTCAGGAAGGAAGGCGGCGCGGTTATCTTCAAAAGACCGTATCAATTTATTAATGCCGGGTTTATCCTTTGCAAGCTGGGCGGCTCCGCGTTGCGCCGTTTCTATTTTGGTGGATCGTGGTCTAAATATAGTTGCGTACGCTTCGCCACGACTGGCACCGGATGCGACAAGCATACAAAAGAAAACATCATCCGGGGTTAATTGATAAATTTGCTGTAAATCTGTTACGCGCTTACTGTACACCATATAAAACGATATAAAAGAGTTCATTATATTGGCGTCTCGCGCTCTGTAACTTGCTACAAAGTTAAACAAAGGCTACAAATAAAGCAAATAAGCATATTTAAAGCCTGTATATTACAAATATTTCATTACTTCTTAAATGCTTTACATTTATATTTATACAACTATATAATATATTGATTATTAGTTACTTATACAAATATTAATAAATGCAAAAACAGTTCGTTTTCTTAAAAATAAAAATACATTTTGTTTTGTATTACAAATATTATCATTATCTTTGTAATACAGAAAAGGAGATAAAAGATCGGATCACCTACCACAAACTCCGCTTTTACTTCTTCTTGGTTGAATGTTTAATTTAAAATATAAGATCATGGAAGTATTACTAAACTTACAAAACAAAAATGTAACGTTAAACGCCGTACATGTAGCCCCGGAGGGCACAAACTGTTGCAACCGTTTGAAGGTTCATTTTGATGTATTTCAAGAAACAGCGAAAAAGGCCGCTATTATAAGACTATCAACGGCAAATAGTTTTGAACTGATTCACTATCAGGATAAACATATAGCGTTGTTAATTCCTTTTGATCGTATTCAAAAGATTTCATACTAATAAAAAACCGGGTCGAGTTTGGCGACTCTTCCCGGCCTCCCTTTAAACTTTGCGTTTATCGGATCACCTACCACAGTGACAACGCAAAGTTAAGGGAAAAACAAAGACAAACCAAGTTTCACCCTTTAAATTTTGCGTTATGAATACAAATTTGCTGATTATCTACATTCGCAATTCTCGCGATATTTACGCGCTTACTGAATGGCTGCAAAATGCACTTTTGAAAAAAGTAAACCGCGGTTTAACTCCTTCCGTTGAATATCTTGCAAACTGTTCCACTATGAAAAAGATCGTCCGGATGGCGGCTAAAATGCTTTCCGATCAGGATCATAAGACCGCAACCAAGCAAGAAAAAAAACAAGCAGCCAAAGAACATGCAATATACATTATTGGATGCGTGGAATACCTTGCAAACAATAAATAGTAATTATTTCCGGGGCTGTCATGGCTCCGGGTTACTTCTTACTTTTCATTATTCACCCTTTAAAACTTTGTATTATGACTACTACAAATAGACTTTTTTACACAGTATCAAAAAGATATATTCAAGCCGGGACAAGCTTTAAAATCGATGTTAAAATATTACTGGCTGATGATTGCAAAAATAATATATGCGATTGGAGTATAACGGCGGATATTTACGAACAACGCAAAAACGGGCGTTTCGTTTGGTGTGCTGGTGGTTGCTGCCATGAAGAAATACTAAAGCGTTTCCCACAGTTTAAAATGTTCGTTGATCTTCATTTGTCTAATCATTACGGCGCGCCAATGTACCCAGTTGAAAACGGGTTTTACCATATTACGAACAGCAGCAAAGAAACTGCAATTAACTATTTGCGTATCACGGAAACAGAATATAATTTGCTTTATCAGGCAGAAGATAAACAATACTTTAAATACCTTCTTTATACGCTTGGTATCGTTGAACGCTGGAAAAGAGAATCTAACGAGGCTTTAAAAAAGCTGGAAGAGTTAACCGGGCAAACATGGGAAAACCCATATAAGCCGGAAAACGAACGTTTTACTTTGAAATTGACGGACGAAGAACGTACAACTATAACTAACAGAATAAACGATGGTTATTATCGTCCTGAAGCTGTACAAGCGCGAAAAGACGAAGAAAAGCGCAAAGCATACGAGAAAAAACGCGCTGAAATAATTAACAACTGTGAAAAGAAACAAGAAAAGGCCGAAAATGAAAAGCGGGTTATGTTGGCCGTTCTTGATGCCGGGTTATCAGTTAGTAATGTGATATATTACGATCATAGTAACGAGCTTGTTTTTAATTGGAAAGACTACGAAACAAAAGTAACGGAGAACGATTTTAATAAATTCGTTTCCAGTGTTAACCGTTCTTTGTTACCTGTTGGCATAACTTTTAAAATGAAATAGCCTTATGAAAGTACGTAGAATAACAAAAGAAGAAGGAAAACGGGTGAATATATCCCGTTTCCCGAACTTTCATAAATCCGGCAGTATTAGAGGAATGAAAAAACAGTATTACGGCGTTGCCGCGCTGCTGGTGCGTTGTGGAAGCTATATATATAACGTAACATCAGAACCAAACATTTATTATAATGCTAAATAGTTAGAATATGTTTTGTTTAATGCTGCTTTTATTCGGTGCCGTGGTGTTCATCTCCGGCACCGATCCCAAGAAATTAAAAGACTTCATAAATAAAAATGATCAATCAGACAAATTTTAAATTTATGGAGAAAAAGATATTATATCATATTGGATTATACGGATTTAGAAAACTTATAGTTTATGTAATAAAGGATAACGGGGATAATACATCTATTGTTAGCCTTAACAAAGACGGTTCATTTCCTAAACACGTTTGGAAATGTAATTTGCATAACATAAACGAATAATACAAATATTCCACCGCGCCGGACGGTTTTCCGGCATTCCTTTAAACTTTTATATTATGACTACTTATATAATAGAATCCCCAAACGGAGAAACGCACAAATTAGAAGTATTCCGTACCGCAACCGGATTTAGTGTTTATGTTGATGGCTCAAATATATGTGAGAGTATAACGGAGGAAGATTTTTTGCAAGAGCTTGAAAACCCTACTTTCTAACATGGTGGGCGTAATTATTTGGCTAATAGTAGTTTTATTAATCTGCTTTAGCGTGTTTGGCGGTCTTTGGCTGCTTCCTATTTACTTGCTTTTTTGCCTTGCTTTAGGCTTTTACTTTGGTGTAAAATATCTAACTATTTAATGTTATGAATGAAAAAGAATTTAACGGCCTCATTTTGGCCGAATTGGTTAAAATAGCAAACGACGTTTTTACAAATGAAATAGAAATAGCTCCCGGCACCTATACCGCCGCGGAGCTTGCAAAACTGAAAGATGCCAACGGGAACGAGATAAATATAAAATATCTTTGCGTTGATGCCAAACTAAATATAACGGATTTTAGGACTGTACAAATAAACAGCTTTAAATGTTCCTTTCCAGTGGATCAGGTTTTTAATCTTGTTTGGCAATTTGAAAAGCTGATAAGCACCAAACAAGCCAATAAAACAAGGTTTACCAAAATAGAAGAGCGCGAAAATATTGTTTGCTCCTTTGATATGTGGATTATAAAGGAACATCTAAATATCACTAAATTAGTAACAAAAGATCCTTTAAGACCGGCATTTAATTATATTTATCTTGATCCTTACAAATCGGCTTTAGTTGCTTCTGACGGGCGTACATTAAAAGAATACCCCGTAATTATTGAAACATCCGGGCTTTTACCTGACGGTCTAAAATTATTTATCAATCCCAAACATTTAAAAGAAATGGTTGGCCGGTGTTCTGTTTGTGTTTGTAATCAGGACGGCGGCAATATTACAGAAATAACCAACGACAAGAAACAAACCTTTGTTTGTGATTTTGCCGGATATTTCCCTAATTACCGGCTTGTGTACCCCCATCTTTCAAAAGACGGATTTATAAAGATTCAGAAAAGCGAATTAAAAGCGGTTGCCGGTTTTGTAAAAGAAATAGCCAAACGAAACAAAAAAAGCGGTTTTTCACTTCGTACTATTGCCGGAGATAATAAAGTTTATTTATCTTATAATGATGCAGACAGTAACGGACACAAAGAACTTTGTGCAACATTGGAAAAAGCCGCTTTAATTGATATAAAGTTAGGTTTCTTTGCATCAAACGTTATCCCCTTGCTTTCCGGCTGGACTGGTGGCGTGTGGCTGGTTGCACCTGATCGGGCGGCGGTCTTTGATGATAAGACGGCGCGTATAGGTGTGGTTATGCCTGCATTTATAAATGATTCTATTTGCCCGAACTTAAAATGTAATATAAAGGCTTTAGATCGCGCCAAAGCTCCGATCATCCCGGAAAAAGAACCGGTAAGAGAACCGGGAACACATTTACCGGCCTTATATGTGGATGCACAAACGAAAACACCGGCGTTTGTCTTTGCTTTGGTAGCTCTGATAGATTTTATTTCCCGTTGGTTTTATCAGGATCAAATAAACAAAGCATTACAGAGGCTAACAATGTTAACCGAACTATCCGGCATTTCTTTGCCTGAACTATTAACCGAACCAGTAAGCGAAGAAACAAACGCAAATGTACCCGAACCAATAACAGAGGATGAACCAGTACGCGCATACACACCCGAACTATTGTATATTGATCGGCCTTTGGTTTTCCCGGTGCCTATCTTCATACATAAACATGAACGAACTATCAGCCGAATCGTTGTGCCCGAACTATTGAATCACCAATGTATAGCGTTACTGTTTGTTTCCATGATGTTACCCGAACTATTACAGCGATATGTTTGGGGAACAATCCGACCAAAGGCAAATGCAGATGAACTATTTTGGGGCGATTTCAGACGTTTTCACACCAAAGGTAATCATCGAATCAGAGACGGAACAAAAGAGGCAAACAAACCTAAATTATAGCCATTTCAAACGAATTATTACATATATCAATGAATCATTATGGAAGAGAATAAACAAGCCAAAAGAAGTTATCGCCGAAACAAACCGGTTACGAAAAGTAAGGTCTATGCTATTAGACTGGATATTGATTTGGTTGATTTTGTCAGAGAGCAACCAAACATGAGTAAATTTATTAATGAACTGATCCGAAAGGAGAAGGAAAATACCCAAAAGTATGAATGAAAAATCAAAAGCTTTTGAACTGATAGAATTTGTTTGGAACAATGAAAAGACTGATTCTTATTTACGAGTCAACATAGCCATGTATGAAGCAGTAAAGTTGGCTATAATATCTCAAATGAAATTCAATAAAGAGGATTTTCAGAATATATTTTCAAAATTCAGCGGTGGTTACTGGTTTGGAGTCAACGCCAACGGTAAGGGCTATGGTGAAAATTTCTATCGGAAAGCTGTTACTTCGGGAAATATTTCAGCCTGCCAAAGCTATGAAGCATTCTGCAATATTAAACCCTTCATAGACTCCAAAGGCAGAAGGTTATGCAAAGGGGCAATGTACCGGGATAATGAGAAACGTTATAGGGTGACGGGATTTGATTTCAGCACTAAAAAAGTTTATTTAGTAGGTTATGCCATAAGTGATTGGGAAGAAAAAGGCAAAAAGACTCTTTTCAACTTTACCAACAACGAATGGAACGAATTTAGAAAACAAATAAAGCAATTTTAGCATAATTATGAATCAAAAAGCAAAAGATTATATCAGACGTAACACTTTGGATTTGGAAAGTGACAACCGGATGGATTCTACCGGCTATGTGCAATATGCCATATCAGAAGCAAAAGCCTATGCAGCAATAGCGATAGCCGAAGAAGGAATGAGACAAAAAGCCATTGAAGCATTCAAATTTGCTGTTGATGGTTACTTCATAATTGGTGGTACCGATTATTCAGCCGATAGATTAAATGAATTTATTAAAAAACTTGAATCTTAATTGGATATTTATATGAGAATGATAAAATTTAGAGCGAAAAGGGTTAACGGTGGTGAATGGGTAAAGAGTATGACCATTTCCTATGGAACCATCAAAAGAAAGATGTACAATGTATTCTTTGAAGTAGAACCCAACAAGTGGGTTGGTGTTATTCCCGAAACAGTCTGTCAGTTCAGCGAAATAACCGATAAGAACGGTAATAGCATCTTCGAACATGATCTAATACTGATTCATGAAAGTGAAAGCTCCTATCAATTTACAGTTGAGGTATTATTTCATAAAGGTATGTTTTGCTACAAGAACAAGGCATGTGGCTTTACTCCGTTGTGGTACGTCAGCGATAGATGTGAAGTGATAGGAAATGCTTTTGATAATCCTGAATTGATGAAAGAAGGAGTCCAACCATGAATATGCCATATAAAACCAGTCGTGACTATCAGCTTCTTAAAAAGCTACTGGATGAAGGAAAAGAGATCGTATGTTTTACAGACTTTCCGATAGATAATCGGATTTTCCGTGATGTTTGTAAAGCAAGAAAAATAGGAGAAGGCCGATATTCCGTTACTTGCCGTGGTTGTGAATATGCTTCATTTTGGGAAAATCACAATTACAAATGGACGTTTGAAGATGAAATGCGAATGGCTAATATAGAATTTATTGAACCAAATATTTAA